CGAACGGCTGGTCACCGGAAAGAAGCGGAGTTATCCGCATGAGGTGACCATCTTATGAAAAACACTGGCAGCCATAACGGTTATCTCCGCTTCGGTTCAAATGCCGAAAGGAGAAAATCGAATGGCAATCAAAGTAAATCAGAGTAAACAATATCGTATCTACATTAAGGAATCTAAAAGCTGGGTGGATGTCAATAAAGAGTTCTACACGAACTACTATCGTGACATCAACGCCTACCGCAAACGTCAGCAGGAACATGGCCGCTGTGTCTGCCCTGCAAGCAAGCGCTATTTATGCGACATGGACTGTATGACCTGTCCGTATGCCAAGGCTGGCGATCAGCTTTCTCTCGACAATACTGTAAGTGACGGTGAAGGAAATGAAAAGAGCTGGCTTGATGATATGCCGGATGAGTCTGCAGCTATCGCTGAAGTATTAGAGGATGCAGAGCTTCTTAATGCCCTCTACGCAAAGCTGAACGAGCTGGACCCAGAAGGCCGTCTTATCTGTCAGCTTATTATGGAAGGAAAATCGGAACGTGACTGCGGCAAGGAAATGGGACTCTCACGTAATACCTTTGTATACCGCAGGGACAAGCTGTTCCAGAGACTCCGCTCCGAGCTTAAGGACTACATCTAAGAAAGGTCGTCCTCTGATATTTCAGGGGACGATTTTTCTTTTCAAAAACTTTTTTATAATTTTTCGGCCAAACAACCATCTCACCTCCATTGAGTAGTGTAAGGCGAAACAAAGCGACCTACAGAAAGCGAGGTGAACACAGTGAATCAGACCTTTCACAACAGAAGCGACATCTTTTATTTTTATTGTTTTATGGTCAATTCCTGAATGTTGATGAAACAAATCATCATACACCTTCAAAAAAGTATAGCCTTTAGCTTTTTCAACTTCATCAAAAGTAAACACCTCCTTTGCTAAAGCATCTCGGAATTCTGACCAAGTTTTTCTTATTGTCTTTTCACTTTTTTTAATTGCACTAAAATCCAATATTTGACCCATGAAAGTTTCTCCTTCCCTAACATCTATTCCACTGCCAAGTCTGCCTCATAGTATCGAGTGGCTTAAACTGCGGTCGGTTCTGACAACAATCCCAGTGCCACAACCTATGACATCTAATCCACAGCCTAAACCCTACCGCTATTCTCCGGCTACTCAATTTTTCTCCAGTCAGCCCCTAAAGTAGATATGTTTCCATATAAGAAAACCAGGCTTTCCGCAAGACTTCTCTGATGATACCAACCTCGCAAAAAGCCTGGAAATACGTCACTTTTCAGCCCTTATTTATCTTTTCTTGACAGCAAACATACCGTCTCCACATGTGTCGATAGGGTAATTGAGATGCACTTTCCAGAGTTTTCACTGTACTCTGGGAGTGAAAAGTGTTGCACTCCTCTCTGATGAGGCTGCAAAAAATTGACATGATGCACTCTCTCCTGCCCCCGCATAGAAAAAGATTGCATTGTATTTTAGATGTAAGCCAGATTAGCTTACGATTGACTCTGCTCTTTCTCTATGATCCAATACTTCCAAAATTTCTTTCATATATTGTATCACAGATCATTTTGTTTTGGAAATCACTTTCCTCTCAAATGGGCAGAAGAAAACCTCCAAATCTGTTGTGGACTTGGAGGCTTGATTCCGACCATTTACTCTTTTTCAAAGAAATCTATGCTATATGTTGCGGAACAACAAAACTCTCATCTAACTGTTTATGTAAAAAAGAAATTGTAGTTAATATATCAATTGCATCCTGCTCATTTACAATCCATTTTATTTTCAACTCATGTGCTGTTACATTCCTTACCATATGCGTAACCCCATTTAACATTTCTTTTAGACCGTTTTGAGCATTTTTTTCCGAAGGTGTCTGTAATGAATTTATTGCTAATCGAGGATTATTAACTGCAAAAGCATTATTAAATAAATTTGAACCATCCTCCTGCATTCCTGTTTTTTCTCTTACCTTCTCAGACAAACTCTTAGCCGCCTCAAAAACTGCATGAAAATAATTTTCTTGTAAATATTCCTCTTTGCAACACTTTATTACATCCTGATGAATATGTCTTTTTTGTAATTCACTCACCAGATTTCTGGTTCTTCTTTCAACTTCTGAAATTGTAGTTGCTGCCTGAACCTTTAACAATTTTCCTTCGTTTGTCATCTGAAGTCCAATTAACATTAACGGTTTGTTAATTTCTAATAAAATCTCATCATAATTACCATTCTGGCCACTGATAAACCTTACCGGTTTCAGACTCTTTTTTATAAAATTAAGAAATGAATTCGATGCTCCATCCTGTTCTTGTCTTGCTAAAAATGTATAATAAATTCTCTTCCATTTTGTACTTTCATTACTGACATCCTGAACTCCACATTCCTGAAAAATTTCATTCATCTGACTTCCCGTCATGGTATCTGCAATTATACGCGCCAAAACCTCAACTTCTGAATTAGTAAGTTTTCTAATTCTCTCTGCCATAGCTTAATCCTCCTCACCCTAGTATATTATCTACATCGTTTAACTTTCACTTCAATTTTTTATATATTGTATCACAGATGATTATGTTTTGGAATTTCCCTTCCTCGCAAATGGACAGAAGAAAACCTCCAAATCTGTTGCAAACTTGGAGGCTTGATCCCAGCCATTTATACAATTAAAGCTTTTAGCAAACTACTCATTATGATTATTGTACAGTCTCATAAATTCATCCGCAAATTTCTTTACAAAATCTCTATCCAAAGCAGTTGCCAATGTTTCATCATTATACTGTGCTGCTTTGCTCCAATTATATGAACCATGCATTACAAATTCAAAATCTATAATGCAAAATTTATCATGCAGCCGATTGGACAAATATGCTCCTTTAAGTGGCACTTTTACCACCTCAAAATTACTTTCCAATTCACTCATCAACGTCATATTAGATTTTTCATTTGATGTAATAATTCTAATACTTATGCCCTGCTTTTTCTTTGCAAGTAATTCCTGAAAGATATCTCGGTCAGAAAACCACGCAACCGCTACCCAGATTGTATACTTTGCATTCCGAATGCCTTGAATAATTACATCTTTGATTCCATCAAATGCTACATCATGTTCATTTTGTCCATCATCTTCCAACTCTACCAATTTAGGTTTAATCTCAACTCCATACAAATCATAGTCATCATCTGGAATATAAATATCATTGGCTAAGTCAAAAAAAACATCTTTATATTCCTTTGCTTTTTTCAGCATTGGAATTGGCACTCTTAAATCCATATATTCCTGCCTCTGATTCGATACATGGGTATATGCACCGGTTTTTCTAAATGTAACTATAGAATATCTTAAAATCCCCAACAAATCATCTTTGTTCTGAATATCTTCATCATATTTTATAGTTTCTATCATTGTCTTTAAGAATTGTTTTTCATTCATTTACACATTCACTCTCCATCCGTATTTCCACATATACCCATTTTTTCATCAGATAATTTAACTGTATCTATTATTTCCCAAATCTTCATATAACAGGAGCCTCCAAGTTATTTAAACTCAAAGGCTCTCTTTTTCTTACAACTTTATGCAAGCGCAGGTTCCTTCCCTGCAATAATCGCTTTCACTTCTTCTACGTTTTTATCTGTAGCCATAGCAATCTGCTCTACAGTAAAACCATTGTTATGCATATTAAGAATAATTTTTTCTTCTTTTCTTGCCTCTCCAATCGCAATACCATCTTCTTTTATTCCCTGACTCAAGTTACACATAACGCTCACATCCTTCCTGAAGTTCTCCTCAATAGGAATATCGTATTCATTTCCAATTATGTTTAGTTTTTCATCTATTGTAAGTTCCTTGGATAACAATGCTCCCAGCAGACGGTGCAGTTCATACGTCTCATCATGTTCCGGCAGATTCTTTGCCAGTCCAAGCATGATGATATTCAGCAGGTCAAGATTTCCCTTCCATTCATAGGAACCAATCAAATCTTCCTTTGTGAGATGCACATGGCTCATGCTGCTCTCGTCCATGTTCATACATACCCAGATGGAATATACACGCTTAATGTCATCGTAGCTGGAGTTCTCAAAATCACGTTCTTTTTGTGATGAAATCAGTCTGCTCACATAAAAGATTGCCCGGTTTAAGATTTCATATCCCGTCGGCTCGTCTTTCTGTGCTTCTACATTGATGATAATCTGTGACAATCCATCTTTCATGCGCACATAAAAAACGATATCAAATCTTACCAGACCTTCATTGATCTCTTCATTTTCTGTGTTGAAACCGACCAGTCTTTCACCATTTTTTTCGCTGGCTGCATTTGTGAGTCCAGGCTCTACCGGTACCGTACTGATATGTGGTGTTCCCTCGATGCAGTTGACCACATCCTTGGGATTCATGCCCTTAAACTCATCAACTGTTTTTACCAGTATATGTGCCAGTATGCTCTTCTGCCCTAACAGGCGCTTTGCACTCGTATCATACTGTGCATCCTTGTCTGTTGCTTTCACTGCATTTTTTAATTCTGTATTCACTGGCCTTCCTCCTTTTTGTAACAGATATAGTCATCCCCAAAAAGGCATCTGACCACACCTATATTATAACTTACCCATTTCTTTTATACAATCAATTTTTACATTTGAAAAAGGAACATAAGAAAAACTCCAAACCTGTCATAGACTCGGAGTCTTGATTCCATCCATTCTTCACATTGTCTGCACCTGTACATGTTGTTCCTGCTCCTCATGCTCCAAAGCATCCTGCTCCGGTATATGGTCTATATTTTTCGCTGCTTCCTGCACTTTTGCCATATACCGGATTTTAATGCTGCTATAATCAACCCCTGCCGGTTCCAGCACTTTTTTCTCTAACATGTTTAACATCGCCTCGGTGTCAAATTTCCCCTCAAAATAAAGTTCCTCATCCACCTTTATCGGTACATCCATTTCTTCCGGTGAACTGCCAAGGATTGTCCTCCAGCGTCCGGCTACTTTTCCACACATTTCCATAAATCTTTCATGGATATCCGGCTGTTCATTACAGGTCTGCAAAATCCTTTGTGCCACCTTTCTCCATGTAGGTGTCTCTATCCATTCTCCCGGTGCGAACTGGACTGCCAGCGGTTTTTTCCCTTTCAGTTCTGCTGGGGACACTGTGATAAGGCAGCGTTCCCGGATCGTATCTTTCACATTTGTATGCAGCTCCCCACTCCGATACATCTGGAGCAGTGCATCACATTTCGTGTTCACAAGCTGTAACATTTCCTCCCTCAGTTCTTCTATCAGTTGCTCATAATTCATACGCTTTTCTCCTCCTGTCACACAATCTTGTGTTTCTTTCTTCTATATAATCTTTCTTCCGCTTATTTCCCTATTACACACTTTTCTATTCCTATTGTTCTGCACTTGTTTCCTAGTTTTGTGCCAACAATAAAACGCCCGGATCATCGGGCATTTTATTCTTACCATAAACTGGCAGGAACAACGTTTCCTATTTGCTTGCTGCCATTCCTGCCGCAGTCTTACTCATATCGAATCTCCTGTTCCATGACAATGCCTGACTGGAACTGTATCAGCAGCTTCTCGCTGGATTCCACTTTGATGGTCGAGATCAGCCGTCTGACAAGGTCATTGTCGAACTCCTGTATCTGGCAGGTGCTTGTGCTTAAGTAATGGTCGATATCTTGGATTCTCTGTTCATAGCTGTCAGCCATCCATTTCTCGTTTCTGGCTGTTTTCTGTGCCTCTTTTAAGGCATTGATTTCCTCTGCTATGGTGCGATAGCGTTCATCAAACTCCGGTGTGTAGGAGCCGGTCTTTGCATTCTCCGCGATCAGTACCACCATCTCTTCCTGCTTTTCTTTTATCTTTTCTTTTATCTTTTCTTCGTATTCCTCAGACTCTTTTGCGGTGCTGTAGTTCCCGATGACATGGATGATGTTCTGCCGGAAGTTTTCCATAAATTCCATATCATCACTCGTGATCCTGTGGATGGCTTCCATCACCGCCCTGTTTAATGCGTTCTCTTCGAGTGTCTCGGATTCCCCGCATTTCTTCACTCCGTTAGTCAATCGGTTGCTGCATCTCCAGACAACTTTCTTTTTCCCGTTTCTCGCCCAGGTGACTCTCCGGTACTCCTGCCCGCATTTTCCGCAGATCAGCATGCCGGTCAGTGCATAGGTGGAGGAATACCTGCTCCTCTGGTTCTTCTTCCGGGTGACAGCCGCCTTGCATAAGGATGCCCTGCGCATCATCTCTTCCTGTACCCTGTAGAACAGCTCCTTCGGTATGATCGCCTCATGGTCATCTTCCACATAATACTGCGGTACGATTCCAGTGTTCTTGACTTTCTTTTTTGTCATGAAATCCACCGTATAGGTTTTCTGCAGTAATGCATCTCCCATGTATTTTTCATTGCGGAGCATTTTGTCTATTACCGTGGAATGCCATTTGTCCTGCCCTGTGGCCGTTTTGACTCCCTGCTCCTCCAGATGCTTTGCAATCTTCCCGGTACTGTAGCCTTCCAGATAAAGCCGGAAGATCAGCTTTACGATCTCTGCCTCTTCGGGTACGATGACCAGGTCACCATCCTCGTTTTTGGTGTATCCCATGAACTTTGTGCAGTTTACGATGACCTTTCCTTTTTCAAATTTCCTCACGACTCCCCAGCGGATGTTCTCACTGATGTTGCGGCTCTCCTCCTGTGCCAGGCTGCTCAAGATGGTGATAAGGATTTCGCCGGTTCCCTCCAGTGTATTGATCCCCTCTTTCTCGAACACCACCGCCACGTTCTTTTCCTTCAGTTTTCGGATGGTCACCAGCGAGTCTACCGTGTTCCTCGCAAACCTGCTGACCGACTTTGTAAGGATCATGTCGATCTTTCCTGCAAGGGCATCCTGTATCATGGCATTAAAGTCTGCCCTCTTTTTGGTGTTTGTTCCACTCTTTCCGTCATCCGCATAGATGCCGGCATTTTTCCAGTTTTCGTTTTCCGATATCTTGCTGGTATAATACTCCACCTGTGCCTCATAGCTACTGTCCTGCTCTTCCAGTTCCGTACTGACACGGCAGTAGGCAGCGACCTTCATTTTCTTCTCTGACAGTTTCACATTCCGGTCATACTGCACCTTGGCAGGTATCATGCTGATCTTTTTTGCTGTTTCTGCCATCTGCTCTCCCTCCTAATCCTTATATCCGGCTGTGACACGGCTCCCATTGATAAACTCCACTTCTGCCATGTTTCCGCCATGCACCCAGATGCGTGCGATTATTTTTCTATATAAATTTTCATCAAACGTTTCCAGTTCCTTTTTTCCTGCAAGGATGTTTTTGACCTCCTCTGTCCGAAACTCCCCATCCCTGACCTCCAGTGTCCGGTAGCGTTCCTCTGCCCTTTCATAGAGCAGTTTCATCAGGTCTGTTTCTGTGCGTTCCTGTTCTTCTTTTATCCGCTGCAGGTTCCGCTCCAGAACCCGGTACTGAGGGCTGACCTTTTCCTCCTGCCTGTGTACCCGGAGCAGGCCTTTGTTTCGTATCACTGCATTGATGGCTTCCACACACACCTGCTTTGCCTGCCCGTCTGTAATAAAACTGTTCCTGCAGTTTTTTGCTCTGCCAGTCACATAACTCTTGCACTTCCACTTGGCAGTGCCGCCACGCTCTTTTTTGTGGCTCGGCTGGATATGGCTACATACTGCCCCGCATTCTGCACACCAGATGACACCTCCGAAGAGGATTCTCTCATCCCTGCCGGGCCTGTGGTCTGCCCTTCCAAGCTCTGCCCTCACCTTTTCCCGTCTGCACTGGACTCTCTCAAACAGTTCCTCTCCTATGAGCTGCGGATAGTAGTCTGTGCCAAGGTAGCTTGGGTTTTCCAGTATCCTGCCGATGGATGCGTGGGTCCAGGACACTTTCCCTTTTGCATTGCATATGTTTCTCCCTTTCAGATTCTGGGCGATCCTGCCTGCCGCCACCCCGCTGTCATAGTCTGTAAATATCTGTTCCACAATTTTTCTCTGCTCTTTACAGATGGTAATTTTTCCATCCACAACCTTATAGCCGATTGGCATGTGCCACTGCATCCTGTCCGCCTCCCCTCTCCGTCAGTTTCAGTCCGTTGTGCAGGCAGAAGGTGATGTCGTGTTCCTTGGAGACCACGATCTTCTCTGCTGTCATTTTAAACAGTTGCTCGTCAAACTCCTCCCTTAATCCGTCCTGTTCTGCAATCAGTTGGATAAGCTGTTCGGTCCGTACAATTTCTTTTGTCCTCCGCAGCTTTCTGGTCAAAAGTGTCTTTTTTCTCCTGCATTCCGTCAGCTGCCAGCCAAGCTTGCTACTGCTCTCCATAAAAAGAGCAGAGTCCATATATCCTTTCCTCATGACTTGATTTAGGATTTGGCTCTGCCCGCTTATATCTTTGATTTCCTTATCCAGTTGTCTGATTTCCTCACTGTCCTGCCTTGCTGCCACAAGTTCCGTCAGCCCTTTTAACAGCGGCTCTAATATCGTTCCCTGATTGGTGTACAGCTTGTTCCACATGTCTGTAAAAGCCCGGTGCAGCACATCCTCCCGGATGGCTTTCATGCAGCAGCTCTCTTTATCCTCCACATGTCCGCTGCACGTCCAGATGATTTTTTCATATGGTTTCCCGATGTAGATTTTCTGCCGCCGGAAGGTTCTTCCGCACTCTCCGCAGATGATTCTGCCGGAAAACAGGTATCTTTTGGTGTAGTCACTCTTGTTCATGTGCAGTACATCCACCCGGTATGCCATCAGGTTGCGTACCGCTTCTGCCTCCTCATGTGTGACGATTGGCGGATGGCTGTCTTTGATGAGATACTGGTTTCTCTGTCCGTTGTTTACCCTGCGGACAAATGGGAACCTTGTTTCTGTATATGTCCTCTGCTGAAGCATATCTCCCTCATAAATGGGATTTTTCAGAATGTCCTGTATCACCCCGTCCTGCCACTTTTCTGCACCCCGGATTGTTGGAATGCCTTTCTGGTTCAGTGCCTTTGCTATCACATACACTCCCATGCCGTTTAAGTAAGACTCATAAATCCACCTTACGGTTTCTGCCTCGGATTCTATGATGACTAAATTTCCATCCTCGTCTTTTCCATAGCCATACGCTGGCGTCGATATGATATAGGTTCCATCCTGAAAGCGTTTCTGTATCGCCCATCGGTTGTTGCTTGAGATGTTTTCTGATTCCCCCTGCGCCACCGATGCCAGGATGGTAATGAACAGCTCGCTTTTTTCTGACAGCGTGTTGATATTCTCTTTTTCAAAGTAGATTCCAACGCCAATCTCCTTCAGCTTTCGGATGGTCTGGATGCATTCCACCGTATTTCTTGCAAATCTTGTGATGGATTTCGTAAGGATCAGGTCGATGTTCCCATCCTCACAGTCTGAAATCATCATCTGGAACTCATCCCTGTGCTTTACGTTTGTTCCGCTGATTCCTTCATCCGCATACACCCCTGCAAACTCCCACAGGGGGTTGCTCTCGATTTTTTCCGTATAGTACTCGACCTGTGCAGTATAGGAAGTTGCCTGTGCCTGACTGCCGGTACTGACTCTGGCATATCCGCACACTTTCAGCCTGCGTTCTTCCTGTGTATGTTTCTGCGCTTTTGCTGCCTTTATGACAGTCACTTTTTTTACCATACTTTTTTCTCCTTTCCTAGTATTTTCAAGGGTTTTCACTCCCTGTCAGCAACATACACTACCACATAGTTTTATATATATCCAGTGTTATTACAGATATACTTTTGCCAGTTCGGGGGAAAAGGTCTTGACATTCAAAACCCGGATTTTTTCCCATTCTTCCTCGGTTAACAGCTTATCTTCATGCATCCTTTTTAAGAGAAATTCAGCAATCTTATAC